GACGGCTTGCATTACCTCATGGTCGCCCCCGTAGGATTTGATTACATTATCTATGTCCTCGCGCTTCGGCGGCATGAAAGGTTGCTCTGACATTTACAATTCTCCTTTGCGCTTTGCTAATTCACGGGAAACTTGCCAACCTAGCACATCTGCCATCCCCCCGACGAGGAAAGCGCCCATATACCAGTCGGGTAATCCTGGCGCCTCGCCGACCGCTGGCCCGATGGCCAATCCGCACATGGTTATAGCCACCATGACGGCAATAACTGGCCTAGTCTTTTTTACTATCGGATCCGCTTTCTTTGTCACCGGGTTTTCCATCATTGTCACCCCCTGTCACTATCGTTTTGCCCTTGGTTGCTATGGCCTTTCCCTCAGCCCTGGCCATTTCAACAACAAGCTCATTCACGAGCGCCTGCGCCCGCTGCATGGTAACATTCCCCCCAGGAGTGAAGCTGGCCGTTGTTTTTCCGTTCTGATCTGTCAGGGTTATTTTGGTAAGGTAAAATGTTTCGGTCGATATTTGCATTTGCGGCGCTGTTTCCTTTTTATTCGGTAGCCCACCCTTTTTGCCTTTTTGTTTCTCTGCCATCGTTATTTTCCCCCCTTTTTATTTTGGAAATAATCTGCGTAGTCGACCATATAATTATAGAAATAAACATTATTGTCTCTACTATCCAAATTACATTATTCGGCTCGCCGATAGCTATATACGATGTAGGGGATTTTCTCATTAATATAAAGGCATATAGCCATGTTATTGCTAATGCTAGCAATAGGCAATAGCTTAATATGTGCTTTATAAAGTATTTCAATATCTCTCTACTGCTCATTAGAATAAATCCCATTCAGTCCAAAGCTCTATAGTCGGTGAGCCTGACATATCTCTTACCTCATAGTACCAACCCGCTGGCACTAAGAACGTTAAGGTTCCATATCTTACAGAAGCGGTATCATCATCTAAGCTCATACTTCCAACCCAAATATTGGGTGTAGCATCATTCTCTACGAAAGCTGACACCAAAGCCGCAGCTCCAGACCCGCTATCTATAGTCACTGTGACCAGTTTTAGTTTCCCTGAGGTATTCCGATAATCAGTGTCTAGACTTTTTGCAGGCACCGCTTGGGAACAGGCGGCTCCGTTCAATGTTAGCATCCCCACGGGCGCCGTAATAGCAACGGTGGCGGCGCCAGCTATCGCTACGTCGTCAGCTTCTATCGCGCCCCCATCACCGAGATATATATTCTTGGCGTGTATGTCATTAAAAGGTAGAGGAGCTAATCCTAAATCAACAGAAATAGCCGTCACGGGATGAAAGGCATCACCTGTGAATCTTATCCATTTTGTACTTACTGCGTCCACTCCAATATATACATAGTCGTCACCAAAAACGCCTAGAATGCCACCGTCCTGTAACCAAACATAGCCCTCATGTTCCTCATAAGCAAATTTTAAGTATTTGGCTTCAACGGTTATTCCATTAGCGTCGAGGATAACATTCCCCGCCCCCGCCTTTAAGGAACCGTCACTATCTAAATAGGCTTGTATGGTATCGTCGTTATAGCCAGCCACCCTGTAAACGGCCCCGCTTTCATAAATTCGTATGCCTGTAAAATCAACACCAATAGTTCCGCTGCCGAGTAGGATTTCCCCCGCTGTAATGGTCCCGAGATCCGCAACAATGGCTGATAGCTCGGAAACATCCATCTTACCGGCCACTATCGTCCCCGTGGTGATAAGGCCCCCGCTGATTGTCGTCACGCCATTATTTATATTATCCGCGGCCCCGTATAGGATCACGTAAGCGTTGGCCGCCGTGGTAAAGGAATTAGTTAAATCGTCTACCATCGTGAGCGTTGCCGTGGCTATACTATCAATCTCGCAAGTTTCATAATTGCTATCATCAGCCAGCATGACTATATCGCCAACAGTATATCTGGCCGCCGCCGTGGCGTCGGTTAAAACAACGTCTTTTTGGCCCGAAGCGGCATCACTGGCTAGGTCTTCTACTATGTCGACGATAATAGGAGCAGTCGATGAGAACGTCGTCTCTCCTGTTATTTCTATAAGTGCACCTGATATCTGAACGCCCTCTTCAGATAGGTTGATAGCGGTGATAACACCATCAGCGTCTACTTTTAATAGTATGTTGTCAGAGTTAATATCTATATTGCCCACATTGGTAGTTACTCGCCCATCTACAGTTGTTATAGCAGTTACGTTCAAGCCAATCTGAGTATCATTGAGAATAATGTTAGCGGAATTAGTCGCAATATCTTCATCCTGAACAGCCACCCATGCCGACCCGTTCCATCTGTAAAGTTTGTTATCGTCTGTGTCTATCCACAAGTCCCCGATACCTTCAGCTGTGGGTGCTGTACTATCATAAAAAGTAGTAATCTTTCCGTCTGCTGTAGACTGAGCCCCATAAGCGCTTAAATAAACAAGCCCGACGGCATTAGTAGGGGCTGCTCTCCAAGCTAAGACTCCAGTAGAACCGCCGTCAATATCTTCGTATCTATAAATATCCGTTGAGTTCGGCGGAGTATGCCCATCTGTATCTATCCAAATGTCACCAAAGGACATACCCGCCCCTGGTTCTGCATCTTGGTAAAATCCTACTATCTCACCATCTGCTATAGCCAAAGCATCCGCGGCATCCGCTAACGCATCTGCTATTCCCCCATCCCGAACCGAAACCCATTCCCCCGCCGCTATTTCGTTAGCCCCCGCACATTCAGCAATATACAGTTTATTACCATCATCCGTGTCAAACCACAAGTCACCCGCTGAATTACTTGTCGGGATTGCGTCCTGGTGATAAATACGTTTACCCGCATTTATTGAAACCTTATCGGCGTCAATGGTTATTCCTTCGGCCGAAGCGTTTATCGTGGCCACAATGTCACTGGTCAGCCCGCTACTTGATAAAGGTACAAAGTTCAAGGTTGATAAGGTCACGGTACCAGTGGTTATTTTAGCACCGTTTATTGTAGTTGTCCCGCCTGTAAGCCAGTCGGTTATAGCAACGACTCCGTTTATGGTAACCTGGCCAGCTCCTATAACAGTAGCTACGTGCGAATCGAATTGCTGTTTATCGTAAACTTCGTTCAGGGCATCCCCTATATCCTTTGTCCTGTTGGATAATTCTACGACTAAGTTCTCAGGATGGTTCAAGTCGGGATGTTCTATTTTAACTATGGTTGTTGAAACATCTATTCCCATATCCTCGTCAATAACCTGAACTTTGCTTCCAAGCTGAAGTTTTTCAAAGGCAAAGTCGTAATCCTCAGACTGGCTTAAATCCAGTGTTTGAACCCTGTAGGTTATTGGAGGGTCCTTCACCTCTGCAAGTTTCAAGTCGGCCCATGCCTTCAGAGTGTTCGGGTGAGTTATGGACTTCTCGACAAACGTTTGTTTATAGATACCACCCCATCCATTCGGAGGAGCCCCTTGACTTGTGGCGTCCTCTACAAAATCATCGGAGTAGCCGTCAGCATCGGATAGTTTTATTATAGCTTCTGGGCCTTCTCCCGCTCCGTACGCATAGAGTTTATTACATAGCTTCGAGTAGTCAATGGACCGTTCAATCCCTTTGAGGTTTTTACGATATCTTATCTGTTGCCCCTTATCTTCCCCTAGTGAATCGGCCCACTGTAAAGCCCGATTATTATCGACGTAAATATACCCGCCAACCGTATCCCGTAACCGGTACAAGGCTCGCAAGATAGTATCCCCGTCAACCTTAATTGAACGAGTCAAACTCGCATAGCCCGCCGCAATGGTCCCCTTGGTAATAGCAGGGCTTAGCCCCTGTAAGGCCAGTAAAGCTGTGACTATAGTGTCAACAGTTGCATCTTCCGCGGTGTACTCCAAAACAGTTTCCTGCCCGAGTTGTGAAATTAAATCAAGAGCTTCTACTTGTGTTTGTATCATGACCGTACATCCTTAGTTGTCGATAGCCTGAATCTCTTTACCACTGCTCCGGTCTCGTAACTCCGAAGCCATATTTCATTTGCAAGTGTAATGCTCGCTTCCTTAGAATCATTCGATGGAATATTGAAACTTAACTCATTTGGTTGGTTAATGTTCTCAGTATAGCTTGGCTTTATAGCGTTCTCTATTATCGCCACCAAACCACCTGAGGAGTCGTGTAATTCGACGATGTACTTCACATTCCCCCCTTACAAATAAGATGCTCTATAGGATATGTTCAGCGTCCCTGTCGTTGAAAACCCTGTAACCTTAATATCATTTGTTATTCCCGCCTTTAATCTAGGGAATACTCCCGTTACCGTTGCCATAGAAGCCGCACCCTGTTTCGTAACATAAAAGGTTTCCGAGTTTATTACTAACACTTCACCGTTGGCGAGGCTTCCTACCCAGCTAAGCTCTTCAGCCGTGTCGGTGTTTTCAATGAGTATAGTTACTGCATTGAGGGCTTCCCCAGCTGTTAAAGTGAATGTCGGTAATACCCATGTCGTGCCACCGACAACTTCCTGTACTGTATCGGGGTCAGCATCTATATTAAAATTACTGGACGTTGCTGTGTTGGCATATCCTTTCGGGTCAGGACAGATGAATACTATCGTCGCTTGGGCCAGTTTGTGATGTGTAATCTCCCACTCAATAGAATTACTGATTTTAGCGTTATAATATCTGTCATCAGGAAAGTCCAGTACCAAGGCTTTCAGCCCGTTCAATGGGTTAAGTATCAGTGAAATGTTGTCTAGATTACTAATCAAATTGGCTTCACTGGTACCTGTTACGTAAGCGTCCAGTTCGATAGAGCGTGGGCCTGTAAAGGCTTGAAAGTCATAAGCCCTATCCCCAACCTCAATCATCGATGATCTTATTGGTGGCATGAAAGAAGCAGGGCTTTTCAGCCGAGCTTTCAATCCGTAAGTACTGAGGTCAACACTGTTATATATCATGTGTATCCTAATCTCCGTGCCGAGCGTTGTTGCAAATCATATAGTTCCCGGGCAATCTTGCCAATATCCGAGTCATCTCTCACTGTCATTTCTGCGATATTAAAGTTGTTCACTATGCCAGCTCCACCAGCGCCACTTAAAGGTGTTATCATTTCAGGGCCACTCTCGCCGACCATAGCCAGTGTCGGCCCCGTTACTATTCCACCCTCTGCGAAGTGTGGAAGAGAAATCGTCGGTATGTTGAAACCGCCCCAACCTTTGCCGCCTATGCCTGGTACCCAATCAGGAACTTTAATATTTATCTTGTTTATCTGACTGATAATCCAGTTTATGGCCGACTCCAATCCCTTAACATAAAGGCGGAAAGGCGCGAGCATGATATCGGCCAAGCTGGAAAATGCCGACTTGATCTTGGTAGGGATTGATTTGAAGAAATCTACTACTCCACCGAATATCTTTGTGGCCATCTTTGATATCATTTCCCAATTATCAATAATAAAACCTATCGGCGTCATATTTTCAAACGCCCATTTTATACCTTCCCCAATACCGCCAAGTATATTCTTTATCCCATCCCATATGGCCGCCGCCTTTTCCTTTATCCAGTCCCAATTTTTAACTACAAGAACACCTATTGCTATCACCGCCATAATACCTAGAATTATAAGACCTACAGGGCCCATTAAAGCCATAAAGGCTCCTCCAAGTACAGGAAGCATTGGTATTAATGTCCCTAACACCATCAAGATGGGTCCGAGAGTTAATAATAAGCCACCTACAGCCCCTAAAATTACGAGAATGGTTTTCGTCAGCTTCGGATTTTCCTTCACCCAATCTATTATCTTCTCAATGATGGGCATAACTGCGTTCACTATATCCTCTAATACAGGCACCAATGTAACCCCTATAGTTTCTGCCATCAATAACATTTGATTCTTAAGTAGAGCCATTTTGGCTGCTGTCGTTTCTTGCCGTTTAGCAACCTCTTCATTCAATGCGTTATTATCTTCCCACGCCTTCGCTGCTCTCTCTTGAGATTCAGTAACCATATCTGTTGCGCCTGAGGCTCTTAGTAATGCATCGGTTGTCCTAATACCACCTAAACCTAGCTCGTCAAGAACGGGAGTAACATCTTTCCCCTGTTCTTTCATATCACCAAGCCCCGAAATAAAAGACATTACAGCGCCGCTTCCATCTTCCTCGAATTGCTTCTTAAAGTTTTCGGTTGTCATACCCGCTGCTTGAGCAAAGGTTTCTAACTCCTCACCACCCGAAGCTACAGCTGAATTCATTTCAAGCATTACTCTGGAGAAAGCAGTTCCACCAGCTTCAGCCCTTAATCCCATTGATGACAGAGAAGCCGATAGCGCCATTATCTCTGTCTCACTCATTCCAATAGTGGTACCAGCAGCAGCAAGACGCATCGCCATATCAACAATCTCAGCCTCCGTAGTCGCACTGTTATTGCCTAAATCAACGATTACAGACCCCAATTTACCAATATCCTCTTTCGCCATACCAGTGATATTCATAAACCTGGCCAGAGAGGTTGCGCCTTCTTCTCCTGTTATGTTACTAGCCATACCCAGTTTAGCTATGGTCTCGGTAAAACTTAGTATGTTTTCCGATTTAATACCTAACTGACCAGCGGCTTCAGCTATCCTTGCAAGTTCAACATACGTTACAGGTAATTCCTTGGTCATATTACGGAGGTCAGTATCTATTTTGAGAAGTTCTTCGTCAGAGGCATCAACGGTTTTACGAACACCAGCAAAAGCACTCTCAAAATCTATGGCCATTTTCACTGCGGGAACAGCTATGGCACCAACAACCCCTGTCACAACTCCTCCAGCCTTCGTCATCCCCGTGCCCCAGCTCTTCATCTTATCGCCAGTGCCTTTGAACTGGCCTTTAATGCCATCGAGCTGCCCTTTAACCTTATCTACACCCTTAAGGTTTATGCTTCCGTATAAATCAAAGACATTCATTTAATATCTCCACCAAACAACGTGGTGATAAATTGTGCTTTCTGTTTCATATTCTCTCCAGTCTCTGGTTTGCTTTCCTTTTTATAACTAGGCATGAAATCTTCAGCATAAAACGGAGTATTCTTTTTCTTCGAATCTCTGTTCACTTCAGCGATAACAGCACATATGGAAGCAGACCGCCTGTCTAAAACCTGCTCATTTCGCTTATGCTGTTCTGTTAAAGCGTTGAACTGACGAGGAGAAAGTTTCCAGAACTCCTCAGTAGATAACCCTAGATTGAGTCTCCCAAACGCCCAGAGGTTTAGCCAGGAGACTCCTCCACTAAAGGGTCGATTTCAAACACCGTTTTAAGCGCTTCTGCGACCTCAGGTAACCTTTTTAATGGAATGATACTGCCCACGTAATCAAGCGTTATATCAGTGTCTTCATCACAAAGGCTTGCCCATATCATTGCCCTGACATGTTCAAATGAACTGTCAAAGTTCCCTTTGCCTACCACAGACTCGAACCGTACCATAGTATTAAGGTTGATTTTTAGTATCCTCTCTTTGTCTAGTACAATCTTGACTCCCTCTTCCATATTATTCTCCTTATGGTCTGGTGACCGTTAATTTATAAATTCGTGGTGACTTTGAAGTCTCGAATGCCATGAAGAATATATCTGTGGTAGTTCCAGCATCACCCAAAGCTATTTCGCCGCCTTGTTGAGCTGTAGTCTGTACCACGCCGTCTGCGTAAATAGTATGGCTTAGTGCTGTGATTGTTAATTTAACGTATGTCGAATTTGTATCCACAGAGCAAGCATACGCATAAGTATCTACCGCAGCCGCAGGGGTAATCTCCAAAGCTGTTGAATCCGTTTCCTCTATCCCTGCTAATGCAGATATTCCAGTTGATTGGGTTATGAACATAGAAGGTTTTCCAGATACTTTGAGGGTCCCGCTCAAGGGTATTTTATCGTTAATAGGGAAGGAAGTCCCGAATCCCGTAGCGATAGCGTAGCATTCCATAGATCCGCCAAGAGCCATTGGAAATACCAAATAAGTATACCTCTTAGTCCCTGCCTGAATGTCGGTATGTAAGGCTATCTGCCCTTTAGTATCGCCGCTTATAAAGTTTCCTTCCAGTCCAATCTCGCCACCATTTTTCATCCCTGAGATAAACTCTTCAAAGCCGTCCGGGGAATCATGGCTTGAAACAGCTATGCTTGATGCCGTTTGCGATACACCGCTTATGTTGTTTAATTCTAAAACTTTCTGATAGTTCCAGACCAATACACTTCCAAAACCTGATACGCCACTACTCATAACATCCTCCTATGCACTGGCTTTTAGTGTGGGCTTGCCAGTTACTTTAATGGTTATGCTTATAGGTATCTTGTCATTAACAGGAAATCCCATATTAAAAGCGGTGATAAATCCGCTTCCTGTAGCTTGAGGGTATTCATGCGAAGTTTCCACCCAGGAAGGATGCTTTAATATCCAAACCTTGGTAGAGCCAGCCTGAAAATCTGTGTGAGCCGCTATTTGCCCTAGTGTATCACCGCTTATAAAATTACCCTCTATAGATATATCCCCTCCACTCCTCAACCCTGCTATGAACTCCTCATAGCCATCTGTCGAGTCGTGACTTGTTACATCAATACTCGACGCCGATTCGTTCGGCCCTGAGATACTATTTATCTCTGCCAAATCTGCGCTATCCCATGTGATTATTGAACCATATCCCGATACTGCTGCTGTAGTCATATTGACCTCCTACCTATTTAATTTAACTCCGACCTGCGAATCCCTTAGGAACTTGAGATTGAACTGTATTGCATAGTGAAATATATTCTCGGCCATCTCTGGAATGAAACCATCTGTCTGAATCCATAACCTGAAGTCCGTTGTCTCGTCTGTTGAGCTGTTATAATCATCTATGAGTGTCATTATCCTTTGTCGTATATCCGTTGTCTCCTCTGTTTTATCAGAGTTTGACCATATATCTAAATAATAAGTACACCGCCTAACAGGATTCCAGTCCCCATCTATGCCCATATCTATTCTATTAACTAGATAAGGGAATGCCGCATTAGGACGAGCGTGGATAGGGTACAATCTGACAGTACCACCCATCAAAGATTTCAGCGTGGCATCGCCTGTTAGGGTCGTATATAGAGATGACATTAATGATTCCTGTATATCTAAAACCATTTCATTTGAAATACCCCTTTTATATTTGCCTTCTCGAAAGAAATCCTCAACCATGGACGAGCCGCTACTTTGGATGTTCCATATTCAAGTTCCTTTCCGTATTCTATGTCAGTTCCTACTATACCAGTATCCCCTTCGACTTTTGTAGATATGGACTGCCTTAATCTACCAGTAGCTACAGCTGGTGGTTCGCCTGGCTTAGAAGCTGTATATAATGTTTTAGTTCCTGGTACAAAGTATTGACTGCCCGACCTTGAGCCTGATAATGTTTCCAAGGTTGTGTTTTTAACTTCATTGACAGCATCAACCATCTGTTCTTTTGCCTTGCTATTTATCTTGGCCATTACCTTATTCAAATTATTGGTGAACTTAACATCCATTATGTCTCCTGAACGATTACCTCTGTTACATCGTCGTAATATCTAGAGGAAACCATTACCTGATAAGTAGTGCTATCGTGTATGATTTTATGAGTGCCTATTTTAATCGCAACCTTCCCTTCAATGATAAATCTGTCTGTTACCTGAGTATTCAACTGCTGATAAGTAGATATAGTCTCCACTTCTAGATGTATTTTCCTGCACCAGTACGAACCTACCAGACTCCATGTAACGTCCTCTCCAAGGGCAGAAGGAGTGGATGTTTTCAAATACAAAGCACATTTATCTTTCAATGTGTTGGTTATCATAAAATCCTCTTTCGTAATGATGAGAGTTGGGCCTTCACAGAATCAGGCAAGGTTAATCCCTTCCCATAATTTAGCGCACCTATTCCTCCGACCTGCTCATAGGTAGCACCCAAACGATTGTTGTACCATATTCCTAAAGCTTCCATTACCGCGATAACGGCATCAGGGATATTAGCAACTGCTGTAGTTCTGTCAGCTACATATCCTGCTGTGTACGTTACGATTATCTCTGTTAATTTAGTCCACACTCCGTAGAGCATCCCGATAGATAGTCTTTCCTCATATCCTGTATAAGCCGTACCGTCAATAGTCACGGAGGCAACCTCTGAAATAGGCATCCTGTATAGATATAAAGACTGCTCACCCTGTCCGATATGAGTCTCTACTATACTTCTTGATACCCATCTCGAAGCACAGTAATCTTCCGTTTTGCGAGTGGCTGATTCTATCAACGCTTCGATGACGTTATCATTATCAGAGTTGCTTACCTTCAGATACTCTTTTGCCTGTGCTACAGTTATCAATGATTGGTCAGTTAAAGCCATAATCAGCCTCCCAATGTGTACTTGTCTTTCTTTTTACCCAAAGTGTACAAATTTTGAAGTTTACCTAGAGTATATTTTTTAACAGTAATGAATATAGCCCCAATCTTTCTTTTAGTTCTTGATACTCTTTCTATGATTCCTATAGCTTCGTTCATTACCTTGACTATCCACGCACCAAGGGTATAAACCATCCTATCTACTATGGACATACTTTCAGCAATAAATCTTATAGATATGCTTCTTCTTACAAGTGAATCGTCTATGGTTATCTTGTTAGCTATAATCCGTATAGAACTTAGTGCCCTTATATCGGACTCCACTAACCCCACAACCTCAGTAATGAGTTTAATGAAACTGCTTTTCCTTATGGCCGTATCGACAATCCCTAAAGTAGTGTCAATTATTCTGATACTGATAAACCTTCTAACCTGAGTGTCTATTATCCCAACCGTCTCAGATAGCATCCTGACTGAGTTCATATTTCGTATCCGTGTATCAATCAATCCAATCTGTGTAGCTATAAATCTAACGCTTATAGCCCTCTTCACAAACTGATCTACTATGCCAACAGTCTCGGACAATGGCCTAACAGACCTCATTCTGGTTATGCTGGTATCTACGATCCCCAGGGTGGTATCAATAATCCTTACACTGACAAACGCCCGCACTGAAGCATCTACCGTTCCAACTAACTCAGTTATAAGCCTGACAGCATAGTTTTTTCTTATACTGGAATCTATAAGCCCGATAGAAGCCGTTAAAATCCTGACAGAGAAATGTTTTCTCAGGTTGGTTTCCACGATGCCAACAGTCTCAAGCAACTCTTTAACGAATTTGTTTACTCTAACCTGGACATCGTTCAAGCTGACAGACTCGGTTAATAACCTGATAGCCCATGCCCTCTTAATAACCGACTCCACTAATCCCACAACCTCAGTAATGATTTTGATTAAATTAACTTTACGTACAAATGAATCTGTTATACCTACAATAGAAGAGGATACCCTAACCATGCCAGCTACTTTTACCTCGTAATCCAACAATCCTACAGACTCTATTATCTGCTCTATTGTGTAACCCCTTCTAACATATCTGTCTATCAATCCTACGGAAGCAGTTATAACCCTGATAGAGAATTGCCTTTTTAGATTAGTTTCGATAATACCCAGAGTCTCGGATATAGGCCGTATTGCCCTTAATCTTCTTATTGACGTGTCTACAATTCCCAATGTCTCAGTAATTATCCTGATAGAAAGAAGTGTCCTTATCCCAGAGTCTATCAATCCAATGGTAGAAGAGAGTATTTTTATAAAATTATTTACCCTGACCTGAATATCAGATAATCCTACAGTTTCGGCAGTTGACCTGATAGAGGATAAATTCCGTATTTGGATGTCTGTTATGCCTAAAGACTCAGCAAATAACCTGATGGATTTGTTCAATCTCAGTTTGATTTCTGTTATCCCAACATTCTCAGTAATTAACTTGATAGAGCTACCAAGCCTCACTTTAGCTTCTGTAATACCCAAGACTTCATCTATTAATCTGATGGACTTCCGGATTTTAACTTTGGCTTCTGTAATACCTAGAAGCTCTGTTATTATCCTGATAGACTTGCTTTGCCTTATTTTAGTATCTATTAAGCCGATAGTGTCTGTTATGAAGCGGAATGACTGTCTCTTACCTATAGCAGTATCAACAAGCCCCAGTGGCTCTGTTTGATAGCGTAATGAGTACATTCTATAATTATCTACATCCTCAACACCAACATTCTCGGTAATGATTCTTAATGATATTCCTCTGATAAGTGCTGTTTCAATCAGCCCTAGAGTCTCGGTTATCAGCCTTATAGACTTGGCAGTTCTTATTTTAGCTTCCGTGATACCAACAACTGTTGATGATACCAGTACAGTCCAGCCTCTTTTTATTGAGCTATCACTTATACCCATAGCCTCGGTTATGATACGGATAGAACTTAGTCTGGCTATTGCCGTCTCCGCAAGCCCTAATGTCTCAGCGGCAATCTTAACGATGATGGTTGTAAAATCAACCTGAGCACCATAGCTAGTACCTTCAGTATTGGTAGCATAAGCTCTTACATAGTATTTTGTACCTTCGGTTAATCCTGTCATAGAAGCGGTAAAAGCACCCTCTGCTCCCGCACCACTACCAGCAAACACATCATCATTTATATCTGGAGCTGCAGCGGTATCTACACACACTCCCCAAGCACTCGGAGTTTCTCCACCATCATCTGTAATGTTTCCATTACCTGTTGCAGTAGTTGCTGCTACGGACGTTACTGCTTGAGTGGTTACTGTGGGAGCTACGACCACTTCCTCTGCACCAAACCCTGAACCTGCTATGTCTGGATAGTTGCGGACTAATATCCAGTCTGCGACCAATGTTGCTTGGACAGACTCAGCACCACCTCTTGCAAAAAATGAAAGAGGCATATTTACCGAAGGCACAACAGAAGAGTCCTCTACCAAATGTGCACCATCAATATACATCTGTACTTTCGTGGTGCTATCTCTGATAATGTCATAAGTGTAATATGTGTTTATGGCTAGAGTTACATCACTAGCTGTATGAGCCTCTCCCCCATTATCTTCTTCAGTAAGTAGATTATAATATGTTCTTGCTGGATAAGCCTCAGTTTGAGCAGTATTCTCACCCACAGCCTCATTGGCAAAGCCACCCCGAGCTATACCACTCCCACCCATAACGGTATACTTCCATTTAGTACGTACTATCTTATTTGTTGGATAAGTGCTTGCTGATGTAACATAAGAATGTGCTGCTGTACCTGTTACAGTTAATACACCACCAGAAACAGCCACAGTTCCAGAACTTGACCACTGCTCATTCAGAGAATCCCCAGGGAAGTCGTCAAAGAAATTAAACGTGTTAGCACCATCTTGATAATCAGTAGTATCATCTGCATCATCATAGTAGATATAATAACCGAGCATTACCTTTGCGTTATCAGCAGTTGTATAGGCATTGGCAAGATTGGTAGTCATGGTGAGGGCATTAGTGGCTATTGAGCTGATTTGTAGAAACTCGTCAACTCCGCTATCTCTGGTAATTACTACCCAGTCATTGGCAGCGAAGCCACTACCATCATTAACATCTACCACAGCTTGAGCAGCAGCAGCGTTACCAGTAAGTACAGAGGAATATGCCTTAGTAACCTTAAACCACTTGTCAGCAGAAGTGCTAGCGGTGTGCTTCTCTTTCCATTCCTTCTGCCGAGTGTTAGCACCAGCAGCAAATCTAGCTAGTGCAAAGTCATTAAAGTCAGAACGGCAATCTAGGTTATAAATCTTTCCATCAGCATCAGTACCAGCAC